CACCTTACCTAATTACATCACAAAGAGAATTAACAGAAACGTTTGGTAACCCAACGTTCTACACAGATTCAAGCAATAACCCATTACATGGTAACGAACTAAACGAATATGGATTACAAAGTGCATATTCATTCTTAGGCGTAGCAAATAGAGCATACGTTGTAAGAGCAGATGCAGACTTAGGAGAATTAACAGGTTCTTCAGATGCACCATCAGGCTCACCAGCAGATGGTACATATTGGTTTGACACAAATGATTCATTATTTGGTATTTTTGAATGGAACAGATCAACACAAAAATTCACTAACAAGATTCCTTTAGTTCTTAATTCTGTTACACAACTTGTTGGCGATATTTCATCAGGAGATCCAAAACCTAGCGTAGGTGCAAAGGGTGACTACGCTGTTGTTACTGCTAGAACATCAAACGATGTTTACTACAAAAACGCAGATAATGCTTGGGTTAAAATCGGTTCAACTACTAGTTCAAACGTAGCGGCCGCAAGTGGATCAACATTTACTTCAGATACTTGGGCATCAAGTTGGCCAACTATCCAAGGTACTGTTTCAAATCCAACATTAGGAAACGGCCAAGGAGTTAATATTAACGGCACAAGTGTTACAATTTCAGGCACAACAGTAAGTGATTTTGCAAACGCAATTAACGCGGCAAGCATTACAGGTGTTGCGGCAAAAGTAACAAGCACAGGCATTTTAGAAATCTACAGTGACGGAACTTCAAGTTCAGATGGTACTACAGACGATGGTGCTATTATTATTGAAGACAGTGTAGGTAGCACACTAAAAGCAGATACAGGTATTACAGCAACATACTATCCAGGTGTTGCAGTACAAATTTCTAAACACTCAAATGTTCCAACATGGAAGTCAACTGACACTGTTACAGTAGCAGGAACTTCAAGAAGCGGAATTAAGCCAAGCGGAAGTGTTTGGATGAAAACTACTTCACCAAACCTAGGTGCAAATTTAAAAGTTCAAGTATGGAACGATAACTTAGGCATTTGGTCAACTGTTAGCACACCAATTTATGGTACTACAGAAGAAGCAGTTAATTCAATTGATTCAACTGGTGGTACACTAATTCCTGCAGGTACAGTTTTTGCAAGAGCAAACTACACAGGAAGAAATGGTGCTAATGACAGTACAACTGGTGTAGAAAATCTTGCTAACTTCAAACTATATCGCAGAGTTACAAGTTCACCAACAACAGTAACAGGTACAGAGCAAGGTGCTAATCCAACTGTAGCAACAGGCACAATGTCGATTGCTGAAACAGTTGCAGGTTCAAATGTTTACGCAACTGCAAAAACAGTTACAGTTAGCGGAACAACTGTTGAAGATATTGCAAGTGCAATTTCAGCGGCAGGGTTCACAAACATTACTGCTACTGTATCAAATGGTTACTTAACTATTAGTCATACACTAGGCGGTGAAATTAAAATTACAGATGCTAGTTCAATTTTAGCAAGTGCTGGTTTTACTGGTTGGTCTAGAACAGGTGCAGGTGTAGAAACAGGTACACAAAACTACTACACTGCAAGTGCAGACGAAGACCACAACTTTACAATTTCAAACTGGAAGCCATTAGTTTACGAAGCAAGTGACAATGCACCAACTGCTACACCAGCAGATGGAACATTATGGTACAATACAACACTAGACGAAGTGGACATTATGGTACACGACGGAACTAAGTGGGTAGGTTACCTAAACTATGGACCATATGCAGGTGCAACTGATCCTGCGGGTCCTATTGTATCAGCAACTGCTCCTGCTAAAACAGGTGGACAGTCAGATGGCACAGACTTAGTAGAAGGTGACATTTGGATTTCAACTGCTGATGTAGACGAGTACGGTGTTAAAATTTATCGTTGGGATAATTCAGCAACTGAATGGGTAGCAATTGATGTTACTGACCAAACAACAGAAGAAGGTATTGTATTTGCAGATGCACGTTACGGTGTATCAGGCGCAACAGGCGATACTGCTGGTACAATTAAAGATTTACTAAGCACTAACTATGTAGATCCAGATGCACCAGATCCAGACTTATATCCAAGAGGTATGTTGTTATGGAATACAAGACGTTCAGGATTTAATGTTAAGAAGTTTGTAAAAGGACATATTGACATTACAGCAAACAGTGGTAAGAACACACGCTTTGGCGACGAAGCAATGACTTCATACAAAACAAACCGTTGGATTGGTTGGAACACAACTAAAGAAGATGGATCAGGATTGTTTGGTAGACATGCACAACGTCAAAGTATTGTAGCGGCTCTTAAGAGTGCAGTAGATTCAAACGATCTACTACGTGACGAAGAGACACGTAACTTTACATTGTTAAGTGCTCCTGGATATCCAGAACTAACAACCAACTTAATCGGACTAAACGTAGATAGAGGCTTAACAGGATTTGTTGTTGCTGATACTCCGTTTAGATTACAACCTACAGCAACTAACTTACAAAACTGGGGTAACAATACAGCAGGCGCGGCAACAGACGGCGAAGATGGTGCTGTAAGTTATGACGAGTATATGGCAATGTTTTATCCTTCAGGATTAACAACTGATGTAACTGGTAACAACATTGTTGTTCCACCGAGTCACATGATGCTACGTACTATTGCAGTAAGTGATGCGGTATCGTTCCCATGGTTTGCACCAGCAGGTACAAGACGTGGTGGTATTAGTAATGCATCAAGTGTTGGTTACATTGATAACGAAGGTGAATTTAACGCAGTAGCATTGAATGACGGTGTACGTGAAACAATGGCAGGAGTTAAAATTAACCCACTAACATTTATTACAGGTAGTGGTTTAGTTAACTTTGGTCAGTACACTAGAGCAAGAAATGCAAGTTCATTAGACAGAATTAACGTTGCAAGATTAGTTGCATACTTAAGACGTCAAATGACATTGCTTGCTAAACCTTTCATGTTTGAACCAAACGATAAGATTACACGTGATGAGATCAAACAAGCAACTGAAAGTTTATTACTAGAACTAGTAGGCCAAAGAGGAATATATGACTTCTTAGTTGTATGTGATGAAACTAACAACACATCCGCAAGAATTGACCGTAACGAGTTATACGTAGACGTAGCAATTGAGCCAGTTAAGAGTGTGGAATTTATTTACATTCCATTACGCTTAAAGAACACAGGTGAAATTGCAACTTTAGGCAGTCAATAATGGGGATAAATAATATTATACAAGGAGCAAATTAGATGGCTATTTCAAGTTTAAGTAAATTTACAGTTCCGTTGGCGAGTGATCAGTCAGCAAGTTCACAAGGCTTGTTGATGCCTAAACTAAAGTATCGCTTTAGAGTATCTCTAGAGAACTTTGGTGCAGGTGCTCCTAACATTGAACTAACAAAACAAATTATCGATGTAACGAGACCAAATGTAAACTTCGAATCAATTGCAATTGATGTTTACAACTCAAAAGTTTACTATGCAGGTAAACACACATGGCAACCGATTACAATCACAATACGTGATGATGTAAACAATGCTGTGAGCAAGAGTTCTGGTCAACAGTTACAGAAACAGTTCGACTTCTTTGAACAGTCAAGTGCGGCATCGGGTATTGATTACAAATTCAAAACTAGAATTGAAATCTTAGACGGTGGTAACGGTGTTAATACGCCACAAGTACTTGAAACGTTTGAATTAGTTGGTTGTTTTGTACAAGACATTAACTACAATCAGTTAACATATTCAGATTCAAATCCAGTTGATATCACAATGTCAATTCAATACGATAACGCAATCCAGACTAACGGTGCTGGTCAGCCAAATGGTATTGGAACAGCAATTGGTAGAACTATTAGAACTTTAGCAACAGGTTAAGGTTATAAAAGGTAGTCATCTGTTTGTAAAGGCCGGGGTGAAAATCTCGGCCTTTTTTTATGACTAAATATTAGTATGGCAAAGTTAACAAAATTTTTAGGAAATGTAGTCGGAGGCATCTTTGGAAGCGAAGGTGATATGAAAGACTACCAACATGCGGCAAGGTTGTTTACAGACAACTATATGCGTCTTGCACCAAAAGTTGAATTTTTATATCATGTATATTTTGATATCAATAAGGATGCCGCTAGATCCCCTGGTGGTTCTAGTGTTGGCTGGTCTAGAGCAGAACCTAATATCGAAGTTGGAATGCTTGTTAAATCCTGCAATGTTCCTGGTGTGTCAGTAAACACAGAAACAAAAAATCAATACGGTAAAAAAACAAACATTCAAACACAGGTACAATATACGCCGATCAATATTACGTTTCATGATGATAATACTAATTTGGTTAGTGGTATGTGGCAACAGTACTTTAAAAATTACTATGCTGATTCAAATTATCCAGACAGATTGGCTGTACAACCTACCTATAACAGAAATGCAAAAAGTGCTAAAAGTGTAGGGCCAGGTGGTAGATATACTGTACCAGGATCAGGTCAAACAGAATCAAAGCAAGATAATAGATATAGTTTTGGTTACACAGATTATCTAGCAGGACATTTCTTTAATAAGATTTCAATCTATCAACTAAGTAGACATAATTTTTACGAATACACATTGATTAATCCAATTATTACAAGTTGGCAAGGACCTAATCTAAACAGTTCAAGCAGTAATCCTGCCGAAAACCAAATGACAATTATATACGAAGGTATCAAGTATGCGGAAGGTAGAGTAAGCAGAAATAATCCAGACGGGTTTGCTCAATTGCATTATGATTCATCGCCGAGTCCATTGAGTATTATGGGTGGGGGTAGTGCAAGTCTTTTTGGAAGTACTGGTGTGTTAGCAGGTGGTTTAGATGTATTTGGTGACTTAATGGACCCTAATGTAAGACAAAATCCTTTAGCACTTATCGGTACAGCAATCAAAGCAAAAAATACATATGAAAATGCAAAGCAACTTACACGTGAAGGAATTAAAAACGAAGTTGAAAGTATTGCGACAGGTGCAGTAGTAAACACAATTGAAAACACTGTAAGAGTTTCTGGACTAAACAAATCTAATCAAGTAACTGCAACACAAGTTGAAACAGATAATCCAGTAGTTGCAAACAAACAAGATTTACAAGCAGGAGCAAACAATAACATAGAACCTCCTCAAGTAGAATATTATCCAGATAGAGCAACGGCATACAGCGAAGTATTTGGCGGGAATGTCCAAATTGGTACAACGATAGTTTATGAAGATGTCAACGGAGATATTAATAGAAGTGTAGTAATTGCTTCTGATGTCAGTACATCCGGCGTAGGACTTCAAGTAGTGCAACCAGATGCAAATAGCACATTCATCCCTGATTATTAATATAGGAACAAACAATGAAAGAAACTTTTTCAAACTTACCAATCGACATTCAAATTAAGAAAAAAGATAGTTTAGAAGATACTATACTTTATTTTGACAGTTACAATAAATTAGAATTACAGTTCAAGGCTAGTGAAAGTGATGCTGTGATTGCTTTCTTTAAAAAACGAGGAATGGAAGATCAAGCGGCACGAGGAGTTGCATTTATCTTTTTGAAACAGTGCAAAAATGACGGCGTAAAACCTCTAGAACTTTTATCAGACTTACAAAAGTTAGACACAAATCAAACTGATAATGTGTTAGGAGAAATTCTTAACATCAATAGAATTAATATTTCTGCACTAGGCAGTAAAAAACCTGAATCAGGCGAAAATCCGGCTAAGAGGAATATCATTGCATAATGGCACGTTTAGGAAACTTTGCCCGTGGCAGGTATGAACTAAAAAACCCAGACAAATACATTGGCATTAAAACTCCAATGTATAGAAGCAGTTGGGAATGGCACTTTATGAAAATGTGTGACGAGCATCCTGCTGTTGCAAAATGGGCAAGCGAAAGTATCAAGATACCTTACCGAAATCCACTAGATGGAAAATACACAATTTATGTTCCTGACTTTTTTATTGTGTATTCAAATAAATCAGGAAAAACACGAGCAGAAATAATTGAAATTAAACCAGAAAATCACACAGTAAAAGAACAAGTTGGAAAAAGTGCATACAATCAAGCCAACTATATAAAAAACAAAGCCAAATGGGAAGCCGCGGCTAAGTATTGTAAGCAACATGGAATACAGTTTAGAGTAGTAACTGAAAAAGATTTATTCCACCAAGGCAAGAGAAGATAAGTATTATTATGACAAAGAAATTAGAAGAACTACTAGATTTACCAGAAGTAAAAGAAACCATGGAGCAGGTTGAAACACCAAAAGCCCCAGAAGAGGTAAAAAAGGA